CCGCGAGGCCACAACGAAGTCCGTCCCGCTGGCACTGATGGCACCGAGGCCGAATACCTGACCCGGCGTGATCGTCTGTGCTGGACCTTCGACCCACTTACCCGTTGAGAACGAGACTGAAGGATCGTCGGCCTTGAAGACCATGTAGTACGGATCAACTTGATTGTCTGCCTTGATCTGCACGACCTTGCCATTCTCATGAATGCTCGACAGCAGACTTGCATCGCTCAGTGTGTTGTACACAGCGCGGAACGTGGTGCCGTCGCCGCTGTCGTCACATGCGAGGAAGCTACACCCTGCGATGAACAGCGAGCCGCCTACCTGCGCGATGGACGTGTACCCAGCGGTCGCGAGTTGCCCTGCGAGGTTGCCAATGATGTTGCTCGGCTGAATGCTTGCCTGTGCTTGACCGATCCACTGATTCACTGCGGAGTTGTATGCGTTCACCCGGTCATTCACTTGCTTCTGATAGTCCGTGGTGTTGTACGCGATGTCCGAGGTATTCAACAGGTTCGGGTAGCTCGATGCCATCGTTGTGTACGAGGCCGCGAAGACCGCGCCGTCCGATGCGCGCTGCACTCGAATGGTGTACGTGCGCGAGTACGAACCACTGCGGCACCACGCGATACCGCCCTGTGCCGTTGCCGCGTAGTTGTCCACGAGACTGTATCCGGGGCCGAGCGTGTTAGCTGCCATCACAACGTAGTCGCCCACTGTTGTGATGCTTGAGATGCCGCCATTGATCCACGGTGCGAAGCCTGCTGCACTGGCCTGCGTGAGGTCAGGCGCGTCTGCATAGCGCACGTTCAGGAAGAAGCCCTGCGTCTTGTTATAGACCGCGATGAGCGGTGTTGCCTGCGGTGCCTGCGCCGTGTCACCACGGTACAGGATCACGTACTCCATGTTGTTATGGAAGAACGAGAAGTTGCGATACAACCGGCAGTCGTAAAGCTGCGCAGCCGTGATGGTCTGCGTTGCTGCGGTTGCTGCGATGCTCGCCTTGAACTTCGAACCCGGACGGCGAGCGAGGCCGACTACTGGGTCCGAGATCATGTTGACTTGCTCCCACATTTGGCCGGGATGCCGGTCTTGCGGGACTTGCTCACTCACGCCGCGCGTAACGCTGGCGTACGAGCCGACTACCTTAGCCATGTGGTCTCCTTAGAAACGTCGAATTGGTGGCGCACCATCGGCCCCAGTCCAGTGGGTCATTGGGCGGAATTGGTTCAGCTTCCGGCGCATGGACTGCCCGCCGAACAGGTTTGTCTTCTTCTGGCGGATGGCTTCTGCGTTGAGCAGCTTCAGTGCGTTCGTGTACGCACCGCCGATCTTTGAGTACTTGTCCTCGTCACCGTCATAGGACTGTTGGAAGTCAAGCTGCGCGCGATACGAGACCACTTGCTGTGCGAGCACAGGCAGGTCTTCGAAGGGCACAGCGCGGATGACAGTGACATTGATGGGGCCAGCGCCGAACAGCGGGCGCATGTCGTACGAGGAGCGCGTGAGGTCATAGAGACGACGACCGCGCTGCAACGCGTACGGCCCTGCGTCCACGTCGATTGCATCGGCGGGCGCGTAGATGAAGCCGTTCGTGGGGTCTACCGCAAGCGTCTGGTAGTCGGTGTTGAACCAGTACCCGACGCCTTGCGTGACTGCGTTGGAATTGTTGAGTGCCGTGAGTGCGGCCTGCACGTACGGGTGATCGTTGTCAATAGCAATCAATGGCGTCTCGCCCATTGTGCTAAGGCATGCGTTCACGACATCGAGTTCAGTGAGTGCGAGTGCTGCCATTGATGGCTCCTGAAAAGCGAAAAACCCCCGCGCCTTGTGGGCAGCGGGGGCTGGGATGCGTGCTACCGATTAGGCGGAAGCAGCAGAGAGGACGCCAGCGTAAGCCGGGTTGTTCGGACCAACAGCGAAGCTCAGGTGAGCGTCGATGAACCACATCTTCGTGATCGGATCGTAGAAGACGGTCGGCGTCAGCGGGATCGTTTCACCGGCAAGCAATGCGCGCGGCGAGAAGCACGCGGCGATGGTGCCCGTGAAGTCTCCGTCATACGCGTTGCCGTTACCCACGTTCGACAGGTAGTGGCCGTTCACAACGGTGTTCGGCAGGTTGTTCGAGAAGTACAGCGGAACGCCAGCAGCCGACAGTGCCTTCGTCTTGATCGTGGTTCCCTCACTGGTGAGGAGTTCCTTGTCGATCAGGCGGTTGTTCTGCAACAGCGTGTAGAAGTACTTCGGACGGGTGACGATGATCATGTCATCTTCCACCGGGTCCACGTCCTTGTCGGCCATCTCGGCAAACATGTCGAGGAACTTGGCTTCCAGCTTCACAGGGTCAAGCTCGTCGCCAACGGCGTCGAAGGTGGTCTGCGTGCCGGGTTGCCAGCCAGCCGGGTAGCCCGAGACATCAGCGATGCCAGCGGCCTTCACTGCTTGAATCAGGAACGATTGGTCAAAGAACTTGGCAATCTTCTTGCCGTGCTCCATACCGATTTCCGAGCGAGCGTCGTACTGCGTCTGGAAGTCATCCAGCAGCGGCACGTTCGCGCGTGCGTTCACCAGCGTATCGACGGTCAGCGAGACCTTGCCGAACTGGTTCACAGTGCCGTCAGGTGCCGTACCCGGCGTGACCTTCGACAGCGTGGATTCGCCCACACGGTAGTTCGTCACCGTGCTCGTGCCCTTGACGGTACGGACGGGAATGAAGTTACGCATGATCGACTTGCGGGCAATGGTGCCCTCGACTACGCCGCCGTACTCCTCAATGGCGAGCGCCAGCGGGTCAGTCGCGCCGCCGTTTGCCGTGCCGCCCGGACGACCGGTCGAATTCAGGTTGCCCGTTTGCAGGTTCGAATTCGGGCGGGTGATGTTGACAATGGAGATACCCATTAGTGCTCCTTATTGGAATTGGTGTGGCTTCGAAGCGACACGTTTGTGTGTCTGTAGAGTCCATTGAAATTGGACGCCAGAAGCGACAAAAGCCCGCCAGCGGTTGCTGGACGGGCCTTTGCGGGTGATGGGCTATTAGCCCCGGAACATCCCTCGGCGGCGTTGCAGGGCCGCGTACTCGGGACTTCCTGAGAGGTTCGAGCCGCCGATCTTCGCGGCCAGCTTCTGCACTTCCGCGCTGTACTCACGCGGGCTGAGCGGCGCTACCGCCGAGCCTGCATTCGACACAGCCTTGCCGGTGTTCACAACCTGCTGGCTCGGGTTGACCGTCACGCCCGGCGAGTTGCGGAACAGGTGCACCATGTAGTGCGCCACGGCCTCGCTCACAACGTCGCCCTTGGACAGCGCGGCGTTGATGGCCGTCTTCTCCTCGGGGTCTGCGTGCTGGCTCAGGTATGCGCGCGCATCGTTCCACAGCGCCTCGTCGCCGCCTGTAGCCGCGAGGCATTGGGCCTTGATCTTCTCGTTCGTGGCCTTGGCCTGTTCCTGCCCGCGAGCAAAGGCTTCCTTGCCGAGTGCGATGTGCTGCTCCCAGCCCTGAATGCCCTTCGCCGCCAGCGTGGCCGACAGCAGGCTAAAGTCGCCCTTGGCTGCGGCCTGCACTGCTGGGTGATGATGCGAGAAGCCGTGCTGCGCGAGGAAGCCCAGCGCGATGTCCAAGCCAGTGTCGCCGGTCTTGGAGAACTCCACCTTGCCCTTGGACGGGTCGATCCAGCCTTGACCCTCTTGGGTCAGCTTCTCAGCAGCAGCCCGTTGAGCGGCTTCCTCGTGCGTCTCCGAGGTACTCTCGAAGGCTAGTTCAGCGATGAACTCAGGAGCAGCAGCTTCACCGGACCCGGCACCTTCCGCGCCGACAGCGAAACCGCCGCCGCCAGCGCCGCCTTCACCAGCTTGTTCGTCCATGAGGGGAAAGAGTTTGCGAAAGAGCATCGTTATCCTTGTGGGTTAGGTTGGTTCGGCTGGCCGCTCATTACGGCCTGAGCCACCGGTCGCGCCACTTGGGTCGCGAGATCGGCTTGCTGTTGTGTAGCGAGGTCGGCCTGCTGTTCCTGCGGAGTCTTGACGTACTGCGCGAACGAGACACCACGGCCTTGGAAGATGGCCTGAGCGATTGCGTCCAGCTTCAGTACGGCGAGCGCCTGTGGAGGCATACCGGAGATACCAGCGAGGTCTTGCAGCGCCAGCTTGAGGTTGTCGAGGTCTCCATTACGGGACAGCGCGTCGAGGCCAGTGATGACCATCGGCACGATGCCTTCGCCGTTGATGTTGACGCCTGTGAGTGCGGTGAGCCAGAACGCCATTGGCGACTGGAAGTCCACGGCCAGCCGGGAGTACACACCACCGAGGCTCGTCTCAAGCTCATTCGCCTGCATACGGATTTCCTCAGCAGTCACGCGCTCTGCGTCGCGGACCACTGCGGAGCCGAGCAGGAACGTCTTGCCGATCCGGTTGATGTACTTCGTGGCTACTGCATCGACGTACTGAAGCGAGGCACCTGTGCCGCTTACGAGCGGGATGATGTCGTCCTTCATGCCCGGCAATGCCGCGCCGTTCTCACTGTCTTCAATGTCCTCGGGCCGGGTAGCGCCTGCCGGATTCACCAGCCAGCGGAATTCCGATGCGAG